CGCAGACGCTTAGGCACTTTGCGAGTTAATGTGTGGGCTACGGATAGGCCAGCCACAACCGATCCTGGAAGGCTTATGCGTCAAAAGATGGTGGAAGAGGTTAACCGTGTTGTTAGGCAGAACCGCAACAAGCCAAACGTGACAGAGTATAATTTTGCTGGTTTAGGCTATCCCTCTGGAGATCCTCATAAGGCTTACCAAGCTGGAGCCTCAAGCGAGCTAATCCCTGGAGCTGCTGGCTGGACAGAGCTAACTAACACTGAATATCAAGGAATCTGGTATAGCGATAACACACGCTATTCTAAAAGCACCTCTTTTAACCTCGAATATGCATTGATGCTTTTGCGCTTCAAGGTTGAAAGCAGAGAGAGTGCTGCCAAGAAGATAATTTTAGCGTTTGAGGGCTACGGCACAGCTCCAGCGGGCAACGGTGTTACTATAAAGGTTTGGAATCACGTGGCTTCAGCATGGCAAAACGCTCAGGTTGGAACGGGTGGAGCAGACGAAACAATCAGCATCACGCTTACTGCGAGCATTACCGACTACATTGACGATAACGGCTATGTTTGGCTTCTTGCGAGAACCACAAACACAAGCAACGGCGTTACAGCAGCCATTATATATTGTGATTGTGTGAGTTGCACAGTCACGGTTAATGGCATCTCTTATTTGGATGTTTTCAGCTTTCGAGACGTTGACCGTGTGGATGTTAAGGCTTTCATTTTCCGCACGGAGTTTCAACTGAAAACGTGGATGTTTGAGGATATTGGAGGCGTATTCTAACCTATCATGGTCATTATAAAATGACAAAAAGAAGTGTGAAAGAAAATGGTTAATACATATGGAGCACACGAAGCACGAATTTATTTCGTGCAAGAAAGCACGTATGGAACAACGCCAGCGACCCCGACAATGTCCGGTGTTCCTGCAGACAATGTTGAACCAGCCATAAACCCGAGTAACATCAAAGTCAGAGGAATAGGCTCAGTAGACCTGCAAGTAATCAAAAAGGGTTTAAGAGCTCCAAGCCTGAAAGTTGCATATCCATTGCCAAGTGACGCACCTATAGACTTTCTGCAGCATGTAAAGGTTGAGCTTGACCATTCTCTAAGCATTCAAGTGTTGTATTACAAGGGAATCTTCGCATCTGCAACAGACATTATCTCATTGCTTCACACTGGTTGCAAATTCCAAAAACTATCCGTTGAATGTAGCATAGAAGATGTTGTTAAGGCAACAGCTGAGCTACTCGCTCAAGACTTGACAGTTGGAACAGCTAAAATCACAGGAGCCACGTATGGAGACCGTGTAGGTGCGATACCATTCTATGAAAGCTACGTGAAAAAAGGAGCAACAACGCTCGACCGTGTAACAGACTGGAAATTTAACATCGAGAATAACCTTAAACAAGTGCCCGTTATCCGCGCAACAAGCGGCTATTTGCTAAAGTATCTGCCTTACCGACATAGAAACCTGACAGGCGAGGTTATGTTTGAGTTTGAGAGCAAAGAAGAGTTCGATGATGTTATCAATGATACAGCCTTTGATTTAGAGTTTGGGCTTGGAGGAACCAGTAAAGCCGTTTTCTCAAGTTGCAAGTGGGAGAATGTTGCTACGCCGACAAAGGTTGAAGATTTAATTACTTTGAAAGCGGGCTTCGTTGCTAAGGGTCCAGTAAGCATAAGCTGAGGCGGTTAAATGCGGACTGAAACAATTGAAGTTGATGAAAGGTTTGGCAAAGAATACGCTGGACGCTACGTTTTTCAAGAGATCACGTGGGCCAAGAGAAACCGCATACTGCAAAAACACACAAGGTACAATCCTCAAACAGGCTCAGTTTTAACCATTGATTACGTAGCGATCCAAGCTGAAACAATAATGGCAAGTCTTAAGGAGCAACCTGAAACGAAGCCGATAACTCTTGAGAAACTGTTGGGCGAAGAAGAAGGCGTTTCAGTAGGCTTAGGCGAACTCTTCAGCAAAATCGCAAACAAGCTAAACACAGTAACAGTTGAAGAATCAAAAAACTCTTGAGGGCGATGAGGCGGAATCGTCCGCATCCAGCCGTCACCGAGTACAGACTTTGTACAGAATTAAAGTGCCTACCAAGCCAGCTCGCAAGAGAGCCAGCGAAGAAGGTTCAGGAGTTTCTCGTTATTTTAGGCGAAATAGACCGTCAGACGCAAGAAGAGATTGATAAGGCAAAGCGTGAGGCGAAGGTGCATTGAGCATTGAGTTTGGAATGAACGTTGAAGGAATTGAAGAGCTACAGAGCGCATTTGATAGGTTGCCCTCTTTGATGCACACGGCTGTTCAGCGTAGTCTGGAGCGTGTGGGCGAAGATATTCACATGGCAGCTTTTAGGATGTGCCCGGTTAGGACTGGCTTCTTGCGAAGCACAATTTACCACCGTGTTGAGGATTGGATTCTGAAGGTAGGTGCATGGGCTCTCTACGCCTATATGGTAGAGTTTGGATCCAGTCGGGCTCCGCCACGCTATTTTTTGACGGAAGCGTTTCAACTGAACTGGCCAAAACTCGGTCAAGTTCTTGCTTGGGCTTGGGATGCAGCCGTCCAATCAATTAAGTCGAGTGGTGAAACATGAGCGCAATAGGCGAGATAAGCGTAATCATCCGTGCGATGAATGAGGCTACACCTGAGTTTGAAGCTGTTGCTGGCGATGCGGCACGTTTAGCTTCTGACGTTTCAAGTCAACGCATGGTGCTTCAAACAGAAAATCTTGCAAGTCCTGAGATCAACAGGGTTGCTGAAGATGCTGCAAGGGTTAAGGCTGAGGTTGAAGCCACGCCTATTACTATTACGTTTGAACCAGTCGAGGTTCCACCGCTTCCACCTCTTGACACCACGCCTATCCAAAGCAGTTTGAATGAGGTGAGTGTTGCAGCAACTGAAATGGGCACGAATGTTGAGGCTGCAGGCTCCAGCTTCACCGATATGCAAGCCCATGTTGAATCCTGCACGGTGAGTTTGCGCACGGTTGCCGGAGGCATTAGGACCACTGCTATGATGGGTACAGAATTGGTCAGTTTGGCTTCTGATTTTGGACTTGTGGATAGGGAGACGAGTAAGTACTTACGGACCATAATGACCGTTATAATGGTGGTCTCAACATGCGCTCGAATCTACAGCTTTCTCACGTTGATGACGACTGGACAAACGGCCGCCGTTGCCATTGAAGGAACAACTGAAACAGCTACAACAGGAGCCGTAACCGCTTCAGGCATAGCCCACAGCATCAAAACAGCTATCACATGGGCAGCAACCGCAGCTCAAAATGCGTTAAACATTAGCCACGCAACATTTCTGGCTTTAACCGGTGTGGGAATAGGAATAGTTATTGCTGCAGCAGCAGCCATGGCTATTTTCGCAAGTCAAATGAACGCTGCAACCGCAAGCGTCAAAGAGTACAATGCAACCACAGCCGAAACGCCTGAACGTACTCGTGGCATAACCCGAGCTGGAGAACAAGCCATGTATCGCAGAGGAGTTGAGTAAATGAGCGTTGAAATTCCTAAATGTGCAATTGCCTTTGGTGCTGTGGCTCCGCCTCAAGGAGACGTCATAGAGCTTAGGGTTCATTTGGGCTGCACGAAAGAGGTTAGCAGCTTTGAGGTTTTGCTTCAGAATTGGGATAAGAAGTATAGCCCGGGCGGGACTTATCCGCTTAGTGTCGGTCAAGATGGTCATATCGACATTGGCAGAGGCGTGAATTGTCCGCAGATTATTACTACGAGGACGGAGAGCATCAAGTATGAGTCAGGCCCCAGCGAGAGTTATCTTCGTGTGAGCGGTCGGTGTTGGGGTGAGAAGCTTTTTCGCAGAGTAATAACCAAAACTTATGAGAACAAAAAGGGCGAAGAAATTGTTAAGGATCTGCTTGATTACTATGTTGGCTTAAGCCATGTTAGAGATTCAACAGAACTTGTTGAAGACACGGACACTACGTACACGAAGCTGGAATATGAAAACACGCCTGTCTTCGACATTCTAAAGTACATTGTTGAAAGCAGCGATAAGGCTGGCGTCATAGGCTTTGATTTTCGTGTTGCTCCAGACGCTAAATTTGAGTTTTTCCCAAGGAATAGCAAAACTTCACCAGTAAGCCTAAGCGAGAAGATTGAGCAGAGTGAGTATCGCAAGGATATATTTGGGGTTCGGAATAAAATTACGATTTATGGGGCTCAAAATCGTATGGACCCAAGTGATGGAG